TAATTGGTGGGGGAACCTCATTAGTTAAGGGGTTTTTAGAGGTGTTTAATGAACAGTTTGATCAAGAGACATTTCCAATTAATGTGAGTGAAATTAAAATTATATCTGATGCTCATGCCGCAATTGCTCGCGGATGTTTAAGTGAAGCTCAATTAATTGAGGGCGATTAAAATTCGGGATATTATATTAGAAAACATTAGGAGGTAGCTATGAAAAAAACAACCGTAAAAGAGATAAAAAAGTGGTTGAAAACTTTAGAAGAAAATAGATATAAAAGATTATGTAATGCTGACGCGCGCAGGGTTGCATGGCTTGTAAATAATGATTTAACAGAAAAATATGAATCAATGCCAGAGTCTATGAAAAAGAAGTGGACTAAAGCTCAATATGGTAGGGAGAGATATTTAGCTACTGAATATTTAAAATCTTTTAAGAAAAATATAGCAACGGCAAAAAAACTTAAAGAGATTGTTAGAAAAGAAATACATAAAATGTTTGAGAAAAAAATGATATGAAATCAAAATCGGGGTTACAGGTAGAAGTAATAAATAATAATGTTGAAGCTGCATTAAGAGTACTTAAACGAAAAGTAAAGGATTCGGGGTTATTAGTAGAATTAAAAAGAAGATCCTTTTATGAAAAGCCATCAGATTATAGAAGAAGAAAAAAAACATTAGCTAAAATACGACATAAGTATAATAATGTAAAAAAATAAATTTTTCAAGAAAAAATATTTTATTGTTATATTTATTATTAGTTAATACTCTATGTTAATCTATATAGAGTCAAAATATTAGGTAATTTCTATTATAGTTCCCACAAATAATAACTATAGTTAACAATATAAAATATTGGAGAATGTTTATGAGTGATCTACTTAACGAAGCTATAGCAGATGCTCGTGCAGTTAAAGAAATTGCACTTGAAAATGCTAGACTAGCTCTTAAGGAAGCTTTTGATCCCCATCTTAAAGCCATGTTGTCAGCAAAACTTCAAGAAGATGATGATGATGATGAGTTTGAGGTGGAACCTGAAGCGGAACCCGAAGCGGAACCCGAAGTGGAGCCCGAAGTGGAGCCCGAAGTGGAGCCCGAAGTGGAGCCCGAAGTGGAGCCCGAAGTGGGGGAAGATGAAGTGGAAGTTTCTGCAGAACAAGAAGAAGTTCCATTGGATGGTGAAGAGGGAGAAGAACTTCCTGGCGAAGACGATGATTTTGAGGAAGAGGATATACTCGACCTCGAATCTATTATCAAAGAACTTGAAGATGAACTTGAAGTTGAACCTGAGGATCTTGAAGAGCCTGAAGAGCTTGAAGATGAAGAGCCTGAGGAAGAAGACGGTGATGTTTTTGAAATTGATGAATCTTTGTTTGAAGAAGATGATGACGAAGAAGACGCTGAGCCAGCTGAGCCAGTTGAATCAGAAGAACTTGATAAAACTAAAGCAGAACTTGATGAATATAAAGAAGCTGTTAAGTTTTTGAAAGATAAACTTCATGAAGTCAATATCTTGAATGCTAAACTCTTATTTACAAACAAATTGTTTAAAGAATTTGTTCTTAACAGAGATCAGAAACTTAGAGTTGTAGAAACATTTGATCGAGCGCAAACTACTCGCGAAATTAAACTTGTTTATTCAACTTTGGTTGAAAGCTTTAAAGACGAACCGGTTATACACAAATCAAAACTTAGAGAATCAGCTAGTGCTAAAACCGATTCTACTAAACCTTCTAAGGAATCTAAAAAAGTGATTACTGAAGAAGGCCACGTAGCAGAGAGGTTTAGAAAACTTGCTGGTTTAATTTAATTATTTTTTTAATTTAGGAGAAGTTAAATGTCAAAATATATAAACGAAGCATTACTAGATGCTTCTCCATATAAGGATCAACAGGAAGATGCTGTAAAGTTAGTATCCAAATGGGAACGTACTGGACTGCTGGATGGTATTAAAGGTGATTTTAAACGTGGTGGTATGGCTCAGTTACTTGAGAACCAGGCTCGCCAATTAGTTAGTGAAGCATCTTATACAAGTCCGTCTGCTGGAAGCGCTGGAACATATAAAGGCGATGAAGAGTGGTCAGGTGTGGCATTACCATTAGTTCGTAGAATTTTTGGTGAAATCGCCGCACAGGAGTTTGTATCAGTTCAACCCATGAATTTACCGTCGGGTCTTGTCTTTTATCTTGATTTTCAATATGGTTCAACTAGAATGGGAATGGATAAAGATAGTTCTCTTGCAGGTAAAACGGGCAGATATAGCCCATCAGGATCTGCTGCACCTTACGGTGATGGCAGCTATGCTGGTGGTTTCTACGGCGCTGGTCGCTATGGATTCACATTATCAACAGGTTCAGAAAGTAGCGTTACTTGGACTACGGCTCAAGCATCATGGAAAGATGTCAATTTCAATTCTGAATTGAGTTCTTCTGTAAATGCTGGTAAAATCTTCAAGAGTACTGGGACTATTTCAAGTACTGATGTAGATAAGCTTGCAATTCGTGCTGCCGTTATTTCATCTGGATCTATTAGTAACAACAACCCAAACGGCACAGGTATTGGATCCGGATATAGCGTCTACGGAGTATTTCCAGAACTAACTAGTATTTCTGGGGATAGCGGTGCAGCCGGAACATTAACATGGTTTGCATCTGCGTCAGCAGCAACAGATATTCTCGATAGTGATGCTGACTTAACAGTTCATTATCCTTTGTATACTTCAGAAGCTGTACGTGGCGATTGGGAAGATACAGGTGGCAATGCAACACAGGATTCATTACAGATTCCGCAAGTTGATATTGAGTTAAAATCACGCCCTATTGTTGCTAAAACACGTAAGTTAAAGGCAGTATGGACACCAGAACTGGCACAGGATCTAAACGCGTATCATAGCGTTGATGCTGAAGCAGAATTAACATCTATGTTAAGTGAGTACATTTCGATGGAAATCGATTTGGAAATTCTTGATATGTTGATTTCTGATGCACAGACAGTTGATTATTGGTCTGCAAAGATTGGTAATGACTATAATGCTGCAAACAATGCGTTTAGTACAACTGCGGGCGGGACTTTCACGGGAACACGATTTGAATGGTGGCAGACACTTGTTGCTAAAATTCAAAAAGTTTCAAATGAAATTCATAAATTAACATTGCGCGGTGGCGCAAACTTTGTTGTTTGTGGACCTAAAGTTGCAACAATACTTGAATCATTGCCAGGATATATGGTAGATACTGATGGTGATAAGTCACAGTTTGCTATGGGTGTACAGAAAATCGGTGGAATTTCTAATCGATGGACTGTTTACAAAAATCCATATATGACTGAGAATACGATTCTTGTTGGATTCCGCGGTGGTAACTTCCTAGAAACAGGTGCTGTATATGCTCCTTATGTACCGCTGATTATGACACCTCTTGTGTATGATCCTAATGATTTTACACCAAGAAAAGGCGTTATGACTCGATACGCTAAGAAGATGATCAGACCTGAATTTTATGGTAAGATCTACGTTGATAGCTTGGATGTTGTTTAATTTAAGCTAGACTAAAGTTAATAAAAAAGGCCGAATTTATTTCGGCCTTTTTTTATTCATCTATATCATTAATCTTTATATTTATATAAGACAACTATAATATAATATTGGAGATTTTAAATGTCAAAATTTGCTTATGTATATGTTGATCCGACATTAAATGCTAGCGGAAGTACTCCCTATGGCATATATGACAATGATTCTACATTTCAAGCTGACAGCATTACAGTAACTAAATGGGTAGCCCGGCGACTAGGATTTCCAGTTATGCAATTAAAAATATATAGTGGATCTATTTGGGCATGTTTTGAAGAAGCAGTATCAGAATATTCATTGCATATAAATAATTATAATATGAAAAACTGGTTATGGGATCAGTACGGGTCGAGTAATAGAATTTCCGGGTCTTTAACTACGGGAAGTAATGAACCCACCCACCCACATATGGGAACGACTTTTATGTTATCAGATCAGTATGGTCAAGCAGCGGTGGTTGGTGGGGATGTCACTTTAAAGAGTGGTTCAATATCATTAGTTAAAGATCAACAAGATTATAATTTAAGTAATTGGGCAGCAGTATCTGAGAGCAGTAATAGACTTATTATACAAAGAGTTTATAATCAAGGTCCGGCTTCAATTACTAGATTTTATGATCCCTTTGCAGGAAGTTTTGAGCAAAGGCAGATGTTAGATGCCTTTGGTCTTGGTAATGTAGCACCCGCTATAACATATACAATGAGACCAATTTCATATGATATATCTAGAGCGCAAGCAATTGAAACTAACGATTTGGTTAGAAAATCAGCTTATTCATTTCATATAGTTAATAATGTTCTTAAAATATTTCCCAGACCGGCAAGTACCGATGCTGGGGATAAAATTTGGTTTGATTATTATGTTAGAAATGATGTTGCTGATATATCTAAATCTTATACAACTTATAAAGTATCCGATCCCAGTAATACTCCTTATAAATTTATTACTTATAATGAAATAAATTCAGCGGGTAGGCAGTGGGTTAGAAAGTTTACTTTAGCTTTGGCTAGAGAACTGTTGGGTATAATAAGAAGTAAATACTCATCTTTACCACTCCCCAATGGAGAAATGACTATGGATGGCGAGTCGCTTAAAGCTGAGGGCCGCGAGGAAAAGGATAATTTATTAACTGAACTTAAAGAATTTCTTGATAGCGTTACATTATCAGAGAGGTCTAGAGCTGAGGCCGATACTGCAGAAGCTAATCAACAAGTGTTATCAAGGTCTCCTTTACAGATTTATATCGGGTAAGAGAAAATGGCAACTAGACCCTTTTTTGTCCCGCAGAAAGAGATAGATCTTATAGATTCTTTTAATGAAGAGCTTATTGATAATATATTATCACAATATGTTGACATATATAAAGTTTCAGTTGAAAATACAGAAGAAAATTTATATGGGGAATCTTCAACAAAATATTTTGATAAGGGGTTTCGTGTAAACTGTTTAATTTCATTTGAAGAACCAACAATTGAACAAAATGATTTTGGGCCAGATATGAATGCTAATTTAGAATTATATTTTCATAGAACTACCCTTAAAGATGCAAATTTTTATCCAGAAATGGGCGATATTGTTGATTGGAATGATATTTATTGGGAGATTAATGCTGTAACGGAACCCCAACTTATAGCAGGACATCAAGCATTTAAACATATGATTAAAGCAGTAGCTAATAGGGCGAGATTATCAGGATTACAAATTGAAGAGAGACCAAGATGATTAAATTAAAAGATATATTATTTGAAGATGAGATGAGAGATAAATATCGTTTAGTTGTTATATTCCACTATGATCCCGAATATCCAGATGATTTAGATGTTAAAAAAAGATGGGAGCCTGAGGCAGAAAAAATATCGTCTGAATATTATATGGTTGAAATGGATGGGGCATATATTATTAAAAAAGATGGCGCAATAACGATTCATAACGCAGACGATAAAGATGGATTTGCAATTGATCCAGAAAATACTTTAGTTTTAGTAAAAGAGGTAGCTGATGCTACTAAAAAAATGTCTTGGTTAGACGAAATTATTTCTTTAGAACGGGGTGGAATATTTTGTGTAAATCCGAGTAACTGTAAACGAATTTGCGCTGACAAGTATTTAAGTATGTTATATTTTGCAGATAATGGTTTAAGACAGCCAAAAACAGTTCTTGTTGGAAATGATAAAACAGTTTTAAATGACTTTGAAAGATTAGAAACACAATATCCTATAATTATGAAAACTTCTTCTGGAACTCAAGGTGTTGGAGTTTTATTTATAGAGAGTGAAAGATCATTGATGGCAACAACACAACTAGTCTTTAAATTAGATAAGAAAGTAGATTTATTATTACAAGAATATATCAAAACATCATATGATGTTAGAGTTCATGTTTTACATGGAGAAATTTTGGGGGCCATGAAAAGAGAGGTTATCCCAGGTGATTTTAGAAGTAATTATTCACAGGGGTCAGAAACACTTCCTTTTGATCTTACAAAGTTAGAGGCGGATGAATGTATTAAAGCCGCTAAAGCTGTTGATGGAATTTGGGTAGGAGTAGATTTTATACCTTCTGAAGATAGAGAAAATGAACCACCATTTATGCTTGAAGTAAATTCAAATCCCGGAACCTCTGGTATAGAAAAAACTCTTAAGAGAAATATAGTATCGGAAGTTTTAGAGTCATTTGAGGATAGAAGTATATGGTTAAAGCCAGAACCATTTAAATCAATTTATGATTAGGTGGGAGGTATAAAATGTCAGTTCAACCATTAGTAACAAGTAAAATTATTATAAAAAAAGAAATGCATGACGTAAGTTATGAATCAAAAGATGTAAAGATACCTATAAAGGAATCAAATAATGCAAAATTAACTTCTATTTATGAAGAACCGTATACTAATACTACTGGAAATATTGATGTTAGTGAGTTGGCGACATCAATTGCTGCGAAAATGATGGCCGACCAAGTAAAAATACCTAAAAGAAAAGTGGTAGAGGTAGATATAAAGCGAGAAATAGCTATAGGTAATGTTGATAAAACTGCAGTTAAATCTCAGACCTATAAAGGACCAGTTAATAATAAAGTAGCTCAATTGCGAGCGTTAAGGAATAAATAATGTCAGTAAAAACTATTACTAATCCCCACGCACTTAGAAAAGAAAATATAAATCGCGCGCAACAGCGCAGTTTGCGATCAGTTACAGTGGGAAATAAAGAGCGGTCAACCGTTCCAGGTAAAGATTTTACAAAGGGTTTTACAATAACATTAAAAGACATTGATGAGTCTGTTATAAATCACATTAAAAATATAATGAAACCAGTTGTTAAAGAGGCGGGAGAAGTTATAAAGGTTCCTATTTTATATGGAAACGAGGAACGGTGGAAGGCCGTTAGAAAAAATGGTGTATTGAGAGATAAGAATAATGTAATTATTTTACCAGTAATGGTTATTAGAAGAACTGATGTTAGCATGAACGATGCAATGCCGCTGTCTTTTGATAATGATGTTAGAGGTGAATTTATTCAAGTTGCTAGGTCTAATCAGTGGTCTAGAACAAATAGATATGATAGATTTGCCGTTCAACAAAGTAAAAAACCTGTTCAAGAATATATCATGACAGGCATGCCAGATTTTGTTATTTGTAGTTATTCAGTTATTATGTTAACCAGTTATATGGAGCAGATGAATGATTTAAATACAATATGGGTTGAGCATTTAGAGACCTACTTTGGTGATTCAACAAATTATAAATTTTTATCTTCATTGGATGGAAGTATAAGCGATGCAACAGAAATGCCAGTAGATGGTGAAAGAATAATTAAAAATGAATTATCTCTTTCAATTAAGGCATATATGATTCCTGAATTTACTGATAATATTTTTGGAAAAACAGCGGAGATGACCAAAGTTATGTCTCCAGCTAAAGTTACATTTGGTTTTGAGGGTAATGCCACTGACTATCAAATAAAAAAACAGTAATTTTTTTAATTTATATATATTTATATATGATAATATTAAACCATTAAGGAGGTTTTAAAAATGGCAGATGAAATTAAATTTACACAAGAAGAACTTGATCAAATAAGTGGTTTTCAACAGCGATATGTTAATATTCAAATGAGTTTTGGTCGAGTGGATATTGTGCGGATGAGATTGAAAAATCAACTTACTGATCTGGGCGTTACAGAAGAAAATTTGAAAGATCAATTTGAAGCAACTCAACAAGAAGAGCAAGAGTTCATACAGGGGGTTAATGATAAGTATGGTGATGGTGTATTAGATCCACAAACTGGAACATTTACTCCGTCAGATACGGGTGAAGTTGATGAGGATGCAGACAAGCCGGATGCCAAATAAATTATAATAACTTATTATTTTTTTTTTAAGTTTGATCTTTTTTAGTTATATTTATAACTGAAATTAGTATATAAAACTATTTTTTTTAATATAACTTTATAATTTTTTGGAGAACTAACATGCCGTCATCGGAAAAAGTAATCAGCCCTGGTGTATTTACGAATGAAATAGATCAATCGTTTTTACCAGCAGCTGTTGGAGAAATAGGGGCCGCTCTCATTGGGCCCACAGTCAAAGGTCCCGCGGGAATACCGACAGTAGTTACAACATATTCAGAATATCGAGCAAGATTTGGTGATACATTTAAAAGTGGTAGTTCATATTATCAATACCTGACTTCACATGCAGCTAAAGAGTATTTGAGGTACGGTTCAAATTTAACTGTTGTTAGGATTCTTGATGGCGCTTATGGCCCAGCAAGTTCGTATGTCCCAAAGGGACAATATGATGGAACATATTCTACAGGATCTAAATCCGATACTGGCTATTCAGCTTCTATGGCATCATTTACATTATATACATTAGCTGATGGTGCAGCGATGAATAGCACAGCAGGAACAGGTGGATATGAGGGTGGTGGCCTTGGACCAAACAATGTTTTAACTAATTCTGGATCAAAAGATAATTTAAGATGGGAAATTTCAAGTCAGAATCCAAACAAAGGAACATTTACTCTTTTAATTAGACGCGGCGGCGATAATATTAAAAGAAAACAAACATTGGAATCGTGGAATAATTTATCATTAGATCCTAATACTAGTAATTATATTTCAAAAGTAATTGGTGATCAAGTATGGTCTCTTCGAGGCTCCGGTACAACAGATCCATATTTACAATTAAGTGGTTCATATCCAAATAAATCTAAATTTGTTAGAGTCGAAGTTAATGTTAATACAGTTGATTATCTAGATGAAAATGGTAATATTAGCGATGATAACGGTACAGGATCGTTGCCAGGATTAAATAGTGGTTCGTTTACTGGTGGAACAGTTGGATTTGCTGGGTTCGATGCATTAGGAAAGGTTCGCGGGACTAATACAAACCCATATCTTTTTTATGATTCCATTGACGGTTCAAGTGATGCGAATAATTCACAGGGGTTTGATTTAACGACCGCAGGTCAAGGAAAAACAGCTTATGAAGATGCGATTAACCTTTTAGGTAATCAAGATGAATATGATATTAATTTAGTCTTAATGCCTGGTGTAATTGCAGCTCAAACCGGAGGTTCTGCATTAATATCAAAAGCAATTGACATGTGTGAAGCGCGCGGTGATTGCTTCGTCATTGCAGATCCAGTTGTATATACTTCTAATTTAACGACCGCAGCTACTCAAGCTGAAACAAGAGATTCAAGTTATGGTGCAATGTATTATCCGTGGGTACAGATATCTGACGCCGATCTTGGTAAAAATGTATGGGTGCCACCCTCAACTATTATGGGTGGTGTATATGCATTTAATGATAAAGTAGCGCATCCGTGGTTTGCTCCTGCAGGATTAAACCGAGGTGGAGTTGATTCAGCAGTTCAAGTTGAGAGAAAATTAACACATTCAAATCGAGACACTCTTTATGAATCAAATGTGAATCCAATTGCAACATTTCCGGGACAGGGTATTACAGTTTACGGCCAAAAGACTTTACAGAAAAAGGCTTCTGCTTTAGATAGAATTAATGTGAGAAGGCTATTAATTAGAGTTAAGAAGTTTGTTGCTTCTACATCAAAGTTCTTGGTATTTGAACAAAATAGTAAGGCAACTCGATCTCGATTTTTAAATATTGTTAATCCATATTTAGAACAAGTTCAAGCTAATTCGGGGCTGACCGCTTTCAGAGTCGTGATGGATGATTCAAATAATCCACCTGATGTAGTAGACAGGAATATATTATATGGTCAATTATTCTTACAACCAACTAGAACTGCCGAATTTATTATTCTCGACTTTACAGTTCAACCAACGGGAGCAACATTCGAGGCGTAACAAGAAGTAAAGTATACGTATTAAATAAAAAGAGTCATTTTATGGCTCTTTTTTTATTAAAAATTTATTATGTACTATTGAGTTTGTAAAAAATTATACGGTAAAGATATACTAATTTTTTTAGTTTTTACATATTTATATACGATATATGAAATGTGATAAACTTAGATTTAAAAAATTGGAGACTATAAATGGCTGATCTGCTAGAACCCCAAGATATTATGTTTACCCCCTTCGAGCCAAAGCTCAAGAATAGATTTATTATGAATATACAGGGCATTCCAGCCTATACAATTAAGGGAATAAATAGGCCCAATATTTCATTTGAAGAAGTAGAGCTTCATCATATGAATGTTAAACGCTATGTTAAAGGAAAAGCAACTTGGGAACCAATAGAACTAACTTTATATGATCCCATTGTTCCTTCAGCCGCTCAAGCTGTTATGGAGTGGGTGCGATTATCTCACGAATCAGTAACTGGTCGCGACGGATATTCAGATTTTTATAAAAAAGATGTTTCTTTTAACGTTTTGGGACCGGCCGGCGATGTTGTTGAGGAGTGGAGTGGTAAAGGCTGCTGGATTACGGCTGCAAATTTTGGAGATATGTCGTTTGATGCTTCTGAGGCGGTTGAGATATCGGTTACTATGAGAGCAGATTTTTGGATACTGGTCTTTTAATATAGGTATTAGAAGGTTTTATAAAGGTTATAACACTTAAGAGGTTTCTATGTCAGCAGAACAACTAACAACTTTTAATGAAATAATTGAAAAGATTTTAGATCACGAAGGCGGTTATGTTAATGATCCTACCGATCGAGGTGGGGAAACTAAATATGGCATTAGTAAAAGAGCGTATCCGAACGTTGACATAAAAAGTTTAACGTTAGATCAAGCTAAAAAAATATATCATCAAGATTATTGGCGGGTAGGAAAGTGTGATGAAGTACCCCCTAGATTAAGATATATTTACTTTGATTGTTGTGTAAATTTTGGTATTTCTGGAGCTATTAAAGTATTACAGAGAACAGCAAATAGTAAAGGAGCAGATTTAAAGGTGGATGGTAAAATAGGGTCTAAGACAATAAAGAGTATTCAAAATTTAGAAGTTGATCGGGTTAGAGCATATAGAGTTTTAAGATTTGCAAAACTTGTAATAAAGAGACCTGAACAAGAGCGTTTTTGGTTGGGCTGGTTTAGACGATCAGTAAAAGTATAGGAGATAAAAAGATGGCTGAAGCACAAGAACAGAAATTTCCAAGTGAAGTTATAGATTTACCCAGTAAAGGATTAGTTTATTCTAAAGATAGTCCATTGCATTCTGGTAAACTTGAAATAAAATATATGACTGCAAAAGAAGAAGATATTCTTACTTCACAAAATTTAATTAAAAGGGGAATTGTTATAGATAAACTTTTAGATTCTTTAATTGTTACTCCAGGAGTTAAAGCTGATGATTTAATTATTGGTGATAAAAATGCTATTATGGTTGCTATTAGAATTTTAGCATACGGACCAGAGTATACTGTTGAAATAACCAACCCCTTAACTGATGAAAGAACAAATTGCGCATTTAATTTAGCAGACTGCCCGTTCAAGCAGCTTCCGGAAGATGTTAATTATTCTAGCAATGAATTTAATTTTGAATTACCGGCATCTAAAATTCCTATAACTTTTAAGCTTTTAACTGGAGTTGATGAAGCTAAAATAGATTCAGAATTAAAAGCTATTAAAAAAACAGGATCATCTGCTGAGATTACAACTAGACTTAGATACCTTATAACATCAGTAAACGGTGATTCAGACAGAACAGTTATTAATACATTTATTAATAATATGTTATCACGCGATTCATTGTCATTGAGAGAAGAAATTATTCGAATTTCTCCAGACATTGAATTAATTCAAGAAGTTGATATAGGAGGTGATCTGGTTGAGGTGAGCATTCCTCTAACCGCCCAGTTTTTTTGGCCTTCGACCGTCTGATAAACCCACACTTCATTCAAATATATTTGCTTTAATATATCACGGGCAGGGATTTACATTTTCTGATGTATATACTATGCCAGTATATCTGCGCAATTTTTATATAAAAGAACTAACTAAAATTAAAAACCAAGAACAAAAAGAGCTTAAAAAAGTTGGGAAAATACCAAAGAAGATTTCTAGACCCCCATTTTAAAAAGATAACTTTTTAAATTTTCACATGTTGTAATATTTATATACGAAGTAATTTATCATTTTTAGGAGATTTTTATGAAAAAAAAGAAATCATATATGCATAATAAGAATGTCTTATCTGAATCATTTATAGATAATTTATTAAAACAACTTGTTCCCGGGTTACATAAAAGAGCAGAAGAAAGATATCTTAAAAAGAAATCAAAACAACTTAACAGATTAGAAACTGAGATGGAAAAATCTGTTAGTAAACTTAATGGTATAAAAAAAGAGATAGAGCGAGGTTGGGAAGAAGCAACTGGTGAAAAAATTAAATTCGATGATCTTTCTATTGAAGATATATTGAGTAAATATAAATAAAGATATAATATGCCTAATAACGAAAGAGATATGAACAAATTTGAGGCGTCTATTAAAAAGGCAGAAAAGGCTGCTGAGAGCTTAACAAAGAAACTTCAGAAATTAGCTCTAGAGCCAGATAAAGTTACTGCTGGATTTAAAAATACACTGGGTGCGGTTAGTTTGGTGGCAGAAGTAGCAGAGCAGATGGTAGAAAATAGTAAGAAATATGGCTCAATCTCTCAAAACGCGTTAGGTTCTCTGAAAAGCATGGGAAAACATGCAGCCGTAATATTAAAATTAACAAAAAAAGAAAGTACATTTAATCAACTACGCGTTAAATATGGTTCAATGACCTGGCGTTTTCAAAAAAGATTCCTTGGTGCAAAAAGTAAAGAGCTTGATTTGGCATATGCAGCAGCCGAAGAAGAAATGAAGATGTTGTCTATAAAAGGGGAGATATCAAAACTTGCAGAAAAGGCGGGGGGAGCTTTGAAGGCGCAGATAACAAAATATTTGTCTATTAGTGCAATATTTGGGGCGCTTGTAAAAATTGCAACGGGTTTTGCTGCTTTGATTGACAATTTGGGAGCTAGTTTTGGTGTAGCTGGTACTAAATCGGGCGGAATTAAAGATTCTTTACTTGAAGGTCACGTTGAAGCAATTGGAATTGGTAAATCTATGGACGATCTTATACCAATTGTTAATACTTTATCTTCTGAATTTGGCCTCTCACTCCAAGCAAGTGCAGATATGGCAAATGCTATTTTGGAGTCATCTATGGCAATGGGATTATCAGCTGATGAAGGAGCAAAATTATATGGTACTTTGATGTCAGTTGGGAAGTTGTCTCAGGAACAAGCAGAAAATTTAGCTGAGGGAACATATCAATTAGCGGAAGCTGAAGGTGTAGCACCACAAGCTGTAATGAAAGATATTGCAGAAAATACAGAAATTTTTGCAAAATTT